AGTAAAACGATTGTCTGGTGTGGAACTGTGGGCTGAGTCCTTGATTCGCAAGGCTGCCGGAATCTGTTGCGGATCCGCATTGGGGATGTCAGCAACCAGGCCCCGCCACAGCCAGCCGTACTTACTGAGCTCCCGGTCGGCATACACAATGGTGTCGGTGGTGAAGCTGTCGTCTGTGCCCATCGGCGGCCGCTGGGTGCGCACTTGGATGCGACACTTGATCTGCACCGGGGTAGCGTACGTCCAGTCGCCAAACCCGTCAGGCGCTGAGGGTGCCCAGTAGACGGCGTCGATAGTTTGCATTGTGGCCAGACTCATACTCCAATCTCCAAAGTATCTGGGGCGCTGAACACGCCAACGTGGTGCTGATTCAGCCGCACCCAAGGTGTTTGGGACGACTCCACCCACATTTGCAGGGTGGTGGAGGGTGGGTACCGCAGAGTATAGCGTTTCCGGGCAATAACCCACTTCTGGGGGTCAGTCCACTGGAGCATTCGGGCATCCAACTGAGCTTTTTCTGACCCATATAGTGCGCCAAAAGGCACGGTATGGGCTAATATAGTGTCCATATTGCCGGTAATTTTGGCATTAGGGTACACAAAAGTGACCCTTCCGGATAATTCGTTCAGAGCTTCATACACTGAGTCGACCACTACAAATCCAACGTCGTAGGTGCAATTCTCCACGATTGCGGCTATCAACTCCTCACAACCGGGCAGCACTGCTACTGTGATGTCGTTCAGAGGCTCCGGCGCCACTACTTGCGGGGCCGCACCAATCAACGCGGCCTCGAGGGCCTGCTGCAGGTCGACCTTGGGCCAGCAGGTGAGCGCGGAGTCTTTCGTCAAGTAGACGCGCACTTCGGGAGCATATTGATGCAGCCGGTCAGCCAGCATTTGAGTGCCTCGCACATGGTTCGCGGTTGCAGACTTGCTCGCCGGCCGCGGGTTGTAGTGCCAGTTGCTTTCCTCGGCGTCCGAATGCATGTCAAATCCCAGTAAGACGATTTGGGCCGCGCCCATCAGGTATGCAAGGTTGATGCACAGGCTGCCGGTGTGAGTGTTCCAGGCAAGTGCGTCACTACGACGGGACAGACCTTCACCGATTTCCTTCATGTGGAGGATCCCGTCCCCGTGGCAGGCGTCCTTAGTCGTGATCACCCGGCCAGGGAAACCAGCAAGCTCGACCTTGTGCTCATGGTACCAGTCCATGTCCCCGAACACACAGATGTCTGCGCACTCGAACTGATAGGCGTCGTTAGCCGCGATTACTGGGACACCCATCAGGTAAGCATCCAGATCGACACCTTTGAGACTCGGGCCGCCGCCAATAATGTACACCGTCTGACCGGCCCATTCAGGTTGTACAGAATTGTACATCATGCTGATAGATTGGCGTAGGGCAGGAGCAACGCCCAGTTGGTTTGGATTGCAGTGCTCATGTGGTTGTCACGCAGTTTGTAAGCGTAGTCCCCGAGTTCTTCCTCGAGCATGGCGCTGTCCCGCAGGAGGGCGGAGTAGCTGTCTGCGGCAATCTTGCTGGCAGCATAGATCAAACCGTCCGGATAGGTGCTGTACCCGCCATTGTAGACGATCAGCAGGGTCATGTTGCCGTGGATTGTCATAAAAGCGCGGTAGACGCCGTCCTGGACCCGCTGCAGGTCGACAGGGTTTACTGCTGCCACCAGGTCCATCTGACCAGAAGTACTGAGCCGGTAGTCGTAAACGTAATCGAGCAGGCACAAAGCAGGGTACGAGGTGTACAGCGTTGATGCAGTGGCCGTCCAATAGGTCAGAGCATTGACGGCAGTAGCCACGTCGCCGATGGTAGCGATGCTGGAACTCTCCAGACTGACCTCAGTACGAGTCAGGCCGGTGGCGACGATCAGGGTTTTATTCGCCACGCTGATGGTGCCGGGCTCGGTACCGGAGTAATTGACGGTGATCACGCCTGTGCTTCCGTATCCAGCCCAACAGATGCCGTTGATTGGCTTGTTAAGCAACTTGACCTTGTGATCGTTGGTGCCGTTCTCCTGGTACACGTAGTTCGCCTGGGCGAAAGTACGATTGCAGGCCAACTCAATCCAGTCGTCAACAGCGGATATGATAGCAGTGAGCAGGGTGTCTTTGCTGGTGTCAGTGATACCCAGCAGGCTTTTTGTCACGCTCAGACTAGCAATCGTCATTGTGTAGGCTCCAAAAAGTGTGGGGTGCACCGATTACCCGATGCACCCCACTGTATACACGGACTCAGGCAGGGGAAGTTACCCGAGAGTCGTAGACACGTTGTACCGCTGGGTGGATGCAACAGCCGTAATCGACACGAGCGAGGCATTCGCACCAGGGGTGCTGATACCGACGTAGACGTGCGTGAAGCTGTTGGTGACATCCAACTGAGAAGCATCAACTTCAATGGCGTACACTGAGTTTGCCGACAGGTTGAACGTGTCGCTCGTAACCGTCGTCTTCAACAGAGTATCGTCAGTGGTGGAGCCCACGTAGACATAGTCAAATTCCAACGCCTTGGCGCCGGCCTTTGCTGAGCTCGTGGCCTGGCCCAGAGTGACAGCCTGCGCTGTGGCACCCGAAGCGATGGCACCAGTCGTGATGAAGATCGTCAAATCCTTGACGTACTTCATGTCGATGGTATCCGTCGCGATGGCTGCACCAGTGGTGTCAATCGGAGCGGTAAGCAGGGAAACTGCTGCATGTTCTGAGATTCGCATGATTACCCTCCTTTATGCCCGTGCTGCCAGAATGACAAACGGACTGGTTGTGTTGGAGCCCTGCGCAGGAGTCCGGTACGTGCGCCAGGACGGTTGCCCGTTGACGCGAACCGAGAAGCGGAACGTACTTTCACCTTGAACAAAGCGGACGTGGATCGACATCGCAGACTTGATTCCACCCTTGCGGATGAGTTTGTAAGCCTTGAGATTCGCGAACATGATGTCTCCGGCATCGCCGAGAGTCGCACTCTGCTCGATGATGTTGATCTTGCGACCAAGCAACATGCCGGCAGGGGCGTCAATCAGGCCGTTCGGAGGCAGGAACACCGGCTGATCACCAATGGTCATCAGGGGCAGTTGGGGGAACACATCTGCGTTGATGTACCACTCGGCGCCAGCCAGATAGGCAGCGGGCATACGAGCAAACATCTTGACGCAGTTGGTAGCGTTGACGGTATCAGCCGTCTGCGCCGATTCCTTGGCCTGGGTCACCAGGCAGGGGGAATTGACAATGCCCAGGGGCTGACCAGCGCCGGTGCCGCGGAAGATCGCGTCATCGAGCTTGAAGCCAAACTCAGAGCCGAACCAGTCCGTGACTTCACCCTCAAGACCCACAGAGTCTTCGAGGATTTCGTCGGTGGCGTAGTACAGGCCGGTGAGCTTTTCGAGCTCGAGGGACTGACGCTGGATGACGGCTTTGCTCTTGGTGGCATCGCCAGCTTCGGGGGTCCAGTAGACGGTGACCGGACGATTGCCGTCGGTACGGTTGTAATCGTTCAGGTCATTCCACTTCAGGCCGTTGCCGCTGACTTCACGGACGCCAGTCTTGCCAACCAGCAAGCCGGTTTCCATGACGCGCTGCTCGAGCGTGGTCTCGAAGTCCTGGTCAACCAGGAATCCACCATCCGCATCAATCAGCTCATTGTAACCAGACGCGACCTTGACTTTCGCCAGACGCTCGCGGGCAACACCGTCGCCCGTGGTCATCGCGGCCTTCACGTCAGCCAACTGCTCGCCAAAGTGCTTGTACGGCTTGTCAGCCGCGGCTTCTTTGGTCGTGAAATGGGGGTTGGAGTTCTTGAAGGCTTCCAAGCTCTTGCTGACGGCCGTTTCGACGGCGGTAGAGAGCTGCTCGGCACTGTAGACCGGGGCCGGGGCCGCAGGCGCTTCGGGGGCCGGGGCTGCCGGAAATTCAGCGGTCTTTTCCTGGATCAACGTGAGGGCTACGTCGGACTCTACCTCGACGATATCGCCAGCCTGGAACGTTTCCCAGTTTTTCAGAAGACGAATCTTTTTCATCGTTCCTCAACTCATTAGGGGTTTGAATTACTTGCGAACGACATCCGGAAGCTGGGCAGCCGAGCCGGGCAGTCTTTATTACCACTTTATATAGTTTAGATCCGGCCGGTCAACAATTCAAGCCTTTCTGCGACAATTTCTTGCAATTGTTTGGGCTTCACGGCCGGGGCGCTGGGTCTGGCAATCAGACGAGCGTGCAACTTGGCTTCTTTCACCTCAGGAGCAGGTGCCTCAGGCTCGTCGGGCTCGTCGGGCTCGGGGGCAGCCTCGAGAACGTCGTCAGGTGTCACGTCGTCGGTCACTTCGACCTCAACGCCGAGATCCTTGAGGATACGCTCACTCAAATCAATGCTCTTGGAGCTGACTGCCAGTACCAGGGCGCCGGGGTTGGCCGGCACACTGACATAGGAGTGTTCGAGCATGATGGACTTGACGATGACAGCCTCGAGATCGTTTGACTTGTGCTTGTCAAACTCAGGCCACAGGGTATCAAGCTGGTCCATCAGGTCGCCCCAGCCTTTGGTGCTGGGGGTCATGATCGACAGGGGAATGAAACCAATGGAGCTGGTACGCAGGTGTTGGCCCTTGATCAGCTTCCATACCTCTACACCGCGCTCTGTATCAGCCAGCAGGGAACGGGAGATAACACCAGTGCCGTTGCTGCCGATGAAGGGGTCATGCCCGATCGGTGGATCCGACCACTTATGGTTCCACAGGACATGGGGTGCCGTGCGGAAGGTGTCCAGCAGGACGCCATCCGGTACCACGATCTCCCGGTCCCGGTCGACTGAGCGGGTGGACACGTAAGCGACCACCCCGCGCTCGGAGTCATTCAACTCCAGCGGGTTGCCGTCACCAGCGCGTCGGTAGATTTCGGTACCTTCCTCAGGGAGGTCAGTTTCCTTCAGGGCTGCCGCCACGTTGTCCGCCAGCTTCCCCGGAAGTTTGTCCAGAAACGCTGTTGTCAGCTTGACCTTGTGCTTCATTGCTAGTTACTCCTAATTCTTCATCTGTGAGGGGCGACAGGCCGAATTTAGCCCTTGCTTCGTTACGTGTGATGATTTGTGCCGCCACCAGATCCGCGGCATTCTTGACTTTGACCTCTTCGCTTTCCTGACGAGGGTCGTCAAAAGCGCAGAATAGACGGGGTTCGTTGTACAGAGGCATCAGGTTGGCGTTCAGCTTGTCCTCGATACGGCGTAACCGGGGCAGGATGCCGGTGGTCATGTACGTGTTGAAGGCAATCAGGCTGGTGGCCCGGTTGCTGTTGTCATTGGCAACCAAGTCAACCGGCACGCCAAAAGCCGCACAAATCTCGTCGCGGGACCATTTGCGGCCCTGCAGGTAGCCCATGTCCCGGGGACTCTTGCCGATCTCGTGCACGCCGAACTTGCTGGTGGCTACTTTGATCTTGCCCGCCTTGCGATTACCGGCAAGGGCTTTGTTCCAGTCGGTTTCCAGCTCGGCGATCTGTTCGTTGGTCAGGTCACCTTCATAGCTGATCAGGAGGCCGGGGATCCCCATGTTGACGTTCATGGCGGCGTCGTAGTCCTCCATGGCTTCGTACTGCTGGACAGCCCTGAAGCAGGCTTCCAGGCAACCCATGCCATACCACTGGTCCCGGGGGTTGGGGGTCCTGAAATGGATGACTTCTTCAGGGCGTAGGACCTGCTGATCGAGCTTATTGTGCCCGTACAAATAGCCTTTGATGAACTTCTGCTTGTCGGGGATGATCTTGACGGCCTGACTTGGAAGCAGGTAAATGCTCTCAGGGACCCCGAGCCCTGAATAACTGATGTACCAGTAGCTGTCCCCAGTGATGTCCATGAACAACTGGGTTTCCTCAAACGTCTCGTACTGGTCCCGCCACTCATTGATATTGTCAAGCAAACCGAGGAAGGGGTGCACGATGATCTCTTCCACGTCCACGGCGGCCTTGAAGCGGGCGCTCTGAGCAATGGACTTGTTATGGCGGGCAAGTTCCATGCGCTCAGCCATACTCAGCCGACGAGCAGGCTGTCGACTCGGTTGCTCACCCTGAGCCCGGGTCGCATACAGCCGGAGTGGGGTGCTGGCGACAAAACTCGCGTTTTTCGTCGCGCAGGTGTAGGCCCACGACTGATAGTGATTGATCAACAGCTGGTCGTTCACCTCCGGCCGCACAATCGGTGGGGTGCCCAGGTACTGGGTAGCCGCCCGGGTCCCCTTGGAGAAGGTGGCAAGGCTCTTGAGCCATGCTGTGAAATCATTAAGTCTACTCATTGCCAAACCGCCTCGTCGTTTATCAGTGACATTTCATACTCCGCCGCGGACTGCTCGGGCTCCGCTTCGTCCTTCTGCTGAGACAGATATTCGGCAATCTGCTCAGGCGTTAATACTTTGGGATCAATGACGGTAGTCCCGGCCAATTCTGCAATCGCGTACACGCAACTGTCCATGCGGCCGGGCGACCGCTGGTTCTTCTCTGGATCAAAGTACACCATTTCGTCTTCCAATTCAACAAAAGCGTTGACATGATGTACCATTCCGCGTTCGTATAGGGCTGCAATCGGTTCAGCACGCAGGGCTTTGCCGCGAGTTGCCCGGATAATGTCGACAGGTAAATGGGGGTTGGTGTTGTGCAGGTTAGAGGCAACCAGATCCCCGCCCTGATTGATCTCGGCAACCACTTTGTCGGCTCGATGTTCCTCGAACAGGTCACAGACCTTCTTGGCCCAGGCTGCAGGGGACGCAGCGGCCATCGTCGCGTCTTCGAGGACGTAAAATTGCTTGTCGTACCCGATGCCGGCCACCACGATGCCGGTGTCGTCGCTTGAGGCGTTGGCGCTGACGGCGGGGTCCACGGCGATCACGACGCGGCGCAACATCGGGCGCTCGATGACCCGGTTGCTGTCAATCCACTCCCGCTTCCACATTTTGCCGTCTTCATCTTCAGCCCACTCGCCTGCTTCGAAACGTTTGCGCTTCTTTGCCGGCAGATTCTTGAGGATATTCAAGTAGAAACTGTCCAGGTTCTGCATGTTGTCGATCGGATTCAGCCGCATGGAGGCGTACGTGCCCTCTTCCATCTTGGTGCGGGAGACAGGGTCAAGGCCGAGGTGGAACATCGTGTACAGCCAGTGTTTACGATGTCCGGGATTGCAGTCGAAGTACATCTTCTTTACGAGGCAGTTCTTCTCCGCGAGACGGGTCATGGCGGTGGTGACCGAGCTGTAGGTGATCTCGGTGGCCTCATTGAAGTACTCAGTGGAAAATTCGTGCCCTAGAATACGGTCATCTCGCTCGGCAACGTCATCCAGGCCCGCAAGCCAGATACGCGAGGGATCCCCGGACGTTTCAACGTCGATATACCAATCTGACTTGTTGATCTCGTAGGGGACCTCGGGAAAGCAGAGTCGCATCATCTGCGGGAAGGAAGTCAGGCCGATTTTCTGCTTTACATCTTTGAATGTGCGCCGAATAATGCAATGGGTACTGCCCGGGGCTTTCTGCATCCGGATGAGGATGGAACGAAGCAGGAGAAGCGTCTTGCCCGATCTTGATCCGCCCTCCGCCAGGTTCCATAGCTCAGGGCCGCCGAGCATGGCGGTGAGTTCTTCCTGCTTCGGGGTTTTGGTGAACTCAGGCATCGGCGGTCGCTTGTTAGTGTTTGAACAGTCCAACGACAAATGCGGTGATGCAGGCGGTGACGACGGTAACGATGTGGTTGAGAAAGCCTTTGTTGCCGGCGACTTTGGTCTCTACGACGGCGAGGCGTTCACCATGCTTGGATTGGTTGGTGAGGATCTGGTCAAGTTTTGCGTGCAACCCGGCTGTACGGGCTTCACATTGTTCGTCTGTCACGTTACTCATAGTTCCGCATCCTTAGCATCAATGTTGAGAGTAATGCCAAGAGAGCGAACATCATGCTCCTGGCGATCTTGCCACGCTTCCGGGCGGCGGTTCTTCAGCCAGAAGATGCCGGCTTTCAAATCAGGTTTCTCTTGTACCGTGGTCACTTCTCGGGCGACAGGTATAAGTTGTCTGGTTTCAGGGTCTATGTCAAAGCGTTCCACGACTTTCTCGGACACGGCGCCTTGAGCAAGTTCCAGGATGGCGGACTCTACTTCCGCTTCCCGGGGGCGGGTGGCCTCGAGTTGAGCAAGAGCGACCTCCTCATGTTGCTGGACCCAGCGGCTCAGGGTGCGGGGGGTCACTTGCAGGGCGGCAGCGATGTCGGTCTGGGACCAGTTGTGCCGCAGCATGTCCAAGATGATGGCGGCGGTGTACTTCGTGTACTTGCCCGCCCGTCGAGCGACAGCCGATTTTTTCATAGTAGTAATTTAGGTTAGGGCTTGACATATTGCAAGCACTTTATGAAGAATTAGGTTGACAAGATGGCGGGTTTGGGGTATAGTGTTGGCTGTGACCCCGACCAACGATGAAGGTTGGCAGCGTGAGGCGAAGAGTACCAGCTGTCTGATCCACTCGGTACGCGCTACGGGTGAAGGCGCAGGTTAGAATCCTGCCGGGGTCATAGCGAGCCCGCCAAGCTGAAGGCTGCGGGCTCTCTTTTTGCCCTGCGGGGGATAGCTAGACATGTTCTAGATTAATGGATCTGGTGAAATGGGGTCGAGAAAAAGTTGGCAGGGTAGAAGGCATATTCCGGAATGGATTTGGGACTTTTCCTCCGGTAGCCAGACTTTATAGAGACTTTATAAGGTCTTTATAAAGTCTTATACCTGAGCCCGGCCACCTTATAAAGTCTTTATGCCTTGCCTGGTGTCGCATAATAATGCTTAAGTATAGGGCGATCTAGCCTCAAACTTAATAAAGACTGATGATTATCGGCCGGCTGGGGTAGGCGTGTGAATCAAGGTGAATCAATGTGAACCATGGCAGAATGCGGGCAAAAGGAAGGGCCCCAAGTCGATCGGCTTGGGGCCCTGGTCGCGGCTGTCGGGCGCTATTTGCTGTTGCACTTGCTACACACTGGCTCTCCAGCATCCCCTAGTCCTGCGGTCAACTCGCCACAGTAGCTGCAGGGCTCTGCAATATGGCGTGAGCAGTACTCACATAAGGGCTCGTCATCGGCCCACAGTACAGCCGTATCGTGACAGTAGGCGCAACCGATGCCCTCGTCTAGGGCATCTACCTTAGGGCCCTTAG